GTTTTTTCTCATAGATTTTGGCTTTCACAAAATCCAATTCACGCGCGGCAAACACGCTTTCGTCTTCGCGCATTGCGTTGCCCGTAAATTGCGCAAATTGCGCGATAACGGATTTTTCCGCTTCATCATAGTGCAAATGTTTTTGCATCATCTTTTCCTTTCATTAAGCTGTTGGTGCGTGCAGTTCAACGCAAGCAATCTTGCCACCTGCTACGCTTTTCACATCGCGGATAACCGCATTTTTCAGGCTGTCGGCTGCCGAATTATCCAGCAGCCCCGCCGCGTTAAACTTCACCGCTTCGCCTTTGGCAACGGTTTTGCCTGCCGCTACTTTCACCCAGCAAAGCCCGCGCGTCATCACCGAAACACAATCGCCTTGTTTATAAGGGATAAGCGGTGTGTGCGAATGAATCACCACGCCCACGGCTTTTGTGCCTTTGCCCGCCACCGCCGCGCCGTTGGCATCCACGCCCACAATCACGCCTGCGGTTAAACCATCTGCGGCAACCGCATAGCTTTCCACGCGGTCAAAGCCGCTGTCTGCTTTCATGCCGGCAAACGCCGCATCCATTTGGTCGTCATACATAGCCATTATTCAGCCCCTTTCAAATTTGATTTGTATTGCTCACGCGCCTGCGCCGCCGATACGCCGCCCGCGCCCTCCTTGTTCGCCATATCTTGGCGCTGCCCCGCCAAGGCTTTGTTTTTCGCCTGCTCGTCATGCGCCGCCAACGCCATATCAAACGCCGCCGCCACATAATCATCGGTTTTGCCGTCCAACACGAGCGCATCGCCGCGAATGGCTTTAATCACCGCTACTTTAATCTCGCGCGCGGCGGTGTCTTCTTTAAAGTCCACGCCATGCGTTTTGGCGACTGCTTCCAGTTGCAAACGTTCGCGCGCTTCTTTTAGCGCATCTTGCTTGATTTGCGGCTGCTTGTCTTGCAACGCCTTCAAATCGGCTTCTGCGCTATCGGCGCGGGCTTCGGCTTGCGCTTGCTTGCTTTTTGCTTCCGCAGCATCCTGCTTCAATTGGTTGTGCGCCTGAATCACTTCGGGCGCGGCATCGTATTCAATGCCGTTATCCAAACGGATTTTTGTCATCGTTTCGTCCTTATCATCCACGGCTTCGTTGCCGTCCATATTCAACCGCGCATTGCCTGCGCGTCCCTTGCTCACAATCGCTAAGTGATTGGGGCGGATATTGCGCTGTATCGCATCGTAGCGTTCGCCTTCGGGCGTGATGCCAGCGGTTTCCTCCAAATCCAATTCATAGCCGACTGAAAGTTCTTTGTTGCCCGCGTTAATCGCCGCAGGGTCGTGTATCACAATATCCGCCAGCAAGTTATTGCCGTCTTGTCGCGCTTGCCCCAGCACCGTACCGATGGTGTGATTTTTGGCATTGCGGCTGGTTACTTTGCCAGGGTGTCCGTTAGTAATCGGGATGCCCTTGTAAGCATTCAGGCTGTCTTGGGCAAACACTTCATCAGGCGGGCGATATTCGCGCCGCTCGCTGCCATCTGCATTGCGATAAACAAAAACGCCCGTTCGCGTGAGAACAGGCGTGTCGTGAATAAAACCATCTTCATTGCGCCGCGCTTTCACTTCGGCGCGGTCATAGCGAGTTACGCTCATAAACAATTCCTTTCAAATCGGCAAAATCGGGGTAAATGCCCTCTGCGCTGCATCGGCATTGAATCGGCTCGCTGGGGTGTCCATCGGGTGGTGGGTTATCCCAATCAAATATCTTGCCCTCGCGCTCACGGTGCGTATGGCGCACCCGTTCGTCCAGCGAAGTGCGCCAAACATATTGCGTAACGCCAATGCCGCGTTGCCGTTCCATCGTAAGCTGCCCGTTGAGTTTGCCGATTTGGTCGCGGGCAATCAAGCGGGCGCGGCTTTTGGGCAGCGCATAAGTCTCACGGATAAAATCCGCAAGCTGCGAATGGGGCATGCCCGCGCGAACCGCCGCCACAATCTTGCCGTGCAGCGTTTCCAAATACTGCGCTGGGATGGATTTAATCAAACGGATATTCTCCGCTTCAAACTGTTTCATCACATCCAACAACCACGGATCATGCGCGAACACATCCACCGAAAACACCGAACGCACCACCTTGTGAAACTGCGCCTGATTAAACCGCGCCGCTTCGCGCAATAAGCCCAACGCCCCTGCAATCGTTTTTTCAGGCTGCCTAAACACATCGGCAATACCCACTACCCACCGCCGCAGCCGCTCATACCAACCGCTGCTTTCAGGGATGTCATCCAGCGCGTCTTGGCGCAAATCCAACAAAGGCAATTGCCGCTCAATTTCCGCCGCAATGCTATCGGCAAAAGCCAGCAGCAGCCGCTCATATTCGCGCTCCGTGGCGTGCGGATACAACCAGCGTTTAGGTTTTCGCCGCGTAATCTTCGGCATCTGCGCCATCGTGTACCTCACGTTTCAAACCAAATTGCTCACGCTGGGCGAAATAATCCGCCGCCTGCGCCTCGCTTACTGCACCAATAGAAACCGCCTGCGCCACCGCATCCACTTCGGTTTTCAGCGTATCTACTGCCAGCTTCGCCATATCCGCCTGCTCACGCGCGGTTGGCACATACAACGGCGACCACTTAATGCGCCAGCCGTCGGGAATCTTGCCCTTAATACCGTTTTGCAATACCAACAACGCCACCAGCCGCTCCAACATATTGCCCACACGCACCCGCTCCGCTTCCACCAATTCGTGAAAATTGCGCAAATCACCTTCGCCTGTGGCAGATAGCCCGCTTGCCGATTGCCCAAACAACTGCGCCAGCGGAATGCCAGTCTCCGCCGAAATCACCTGCTCAAACTTGCCGATGATGTCCGTCAGCCCGCTCACATTCATATCGTTTACGGTGTAGCTATCCTCGCCATCCACCGCCACCGTGTTCAGCACCCCGCGCGAAGCATCCACCGCCTGAATCCGCCGCTGCACCGAATCTTCCATGCCGCCCACAATCAAATCCGCTAAACCCTTCATGGCATAAACAGGTTGCTGCTTGCGGTCAAGAATCTGCTTGGTGCGCTCGCGCGTGGTTTCCCAATCCAAAATCGCCTTATAAGCACGGTCTACTGCATTGCCGCCTTGCCAATAAATACGCGTGTATTTCAACATTTCAGGCAGCCTGAAACCGTGAATCGGAAACACTCGGCTCTCATGCACCACAAACTGCGTTTCGCGCGACGAAATGCGGTAAAACTTTGGCTCACCAAAATTCTTTTGCGTGGCATCGCCATACAGCGCACCTTCCACCGAAACTTGATTGATGCCAAACACTCGCAATTCCACCACTTCAACAGGTTGCGAAACGTCCAATGGCTCATTCAGCCCCTTGCCATCTGCCACCAGCGGAATCACGCACGCCCCACCAAACAACCGCGCCAGCTTCAACGCATACGCCGCCGTTTCAAATACATTCAAACGGTCAAGCTCCGATGCCAGCAAATTGTCCGCATCGCCTTCAATCTCAAAACCGCCTGATAACGCCTTATCAGCGGGCAAATCCACCACACGGCGAAAAATTCCACCCTGCGCATACAAAAAAGGCGCAGAAACCGAAGTTATCCGCGCCTGCTGTTTACCGCCCAACACCGCCTGCAAAAAGCCATCTAGCCTAAATTTCATAATGATAATGCCTTAAATCGTTTCATCGCGTCCATGCTGCCGATCAGCGGCTCAATGGCATAGCGAATCGCGTCAATGTAATGGTTATGCTCATCCAACAGCACAGGCAACACATCCCCGCTCAAACGGTCGGTCCTATAGCTATACAGCCGAAACTCCCGCGCCGTTTCCGTGCAACGTGGATGGATAACCACTTTCTCAAACGACTTGATAAACTCAATACCATTTTCCACACTGCCTTTGCCTTTTGTTGCACCCACTATGCGCGGCAAGCCGTGTCGTTTCAGATAGCTGATACTTTCAGGTCGCGCACTATCCGCCCGCACCACATACCGCTCAATATCAGGCATCGCCGCCTGCAATACTGCCGCCGTATCGTCCAACTCAATGCCCACGCCGCCTGCTTCGCGCTCAATATACAACTTGTTGTCGTAAATCCAACATTGCACCGCCGCCGTTGGGTCTTGCGAAAAGCCAAAGTCCAAGCCGAAATACGCCCCGTCCCAATTTTCGCCCGGCACAAACTCCGCAATCTCATACTTGCCTTTAAACACCTGTGCATCCGATAACTCGTAATACGCGCCTTCCCAAATCCACGCATAGCGGGCAGGGTCAAGCGTTTGCTGCTGATGCCGCCGCAACTCTTCCAATTCAGGC